CAAAGATTATGTTGTTCAACGAAAGTGCAATGGAACAACCACTATCAGATACAGAAGTAAATATAATTACAAAACAACACGATAAAAAAGATTGGGGTTACAAATGTGGTGACCAACCAATGTGTAGTTTATGTGATAAAAAATTATGTAAGTCTAGAAAGTTTGGTATAGGGCAAGAGATAATATTTCCTAATCTTACAGATCTGCAAGTCGTTAACCTGGAGGAGCCATACTATTACATGAACGTAGATGGTGACAGATTATATCTAGACTCAGCAAAACATCTAACAAACC